ACAAAATCACCCTTCATGTCAGCTATGTCTTTACCGATATCCTTAGAGCTTAGCCCAAACTTCTTAGCCATTTGCAGCGACATGCTACCTACTTCGGTCATCATGGCAGTCTGGGACTGGCCGGAGAGTTTGGCATCTTTCATCATCTTGCCCATCTGTTCAGATGAAAGACCCAACCCCTTTTGAAACATTATAGCTTGTTTTGCTGATTTACCAAATTCAGCACCAAGTAAATTAATAGCCGGACCTAGGCCTTTAGCAAGATCCGAAACTGCTCCCATCATCTTGGCCATGCCGTCGGGACCGTAGCCAAAAACTCTTGAAGCAGATAACCCAGTACCAGCGAGGTTGCCTGCAGAGCTCCTCATATCATTAAAGCCCTGGACTACATTTTTTCCGGGTCCCTCGGCAAAAGAACCGAATTCTTTGCGCACGTCTTCAAAGGCTTGTCTGAGCGCTGTTCCAGCTTGGGCAGCATTATTGGCCATACCGATAAGACCACTAAATAACTTAAATGGGATCGCTATAATAGCTTTGCCAATGCTAAATAAGCCGGACGTGAAACTTGATAAGAGACCGCCTGCTCCAGATACGGATGTACCAATATCCTTAAAGCCCTGGACAAGACCCATTACACCGCCAACACCTACAGCTGTACCTGTTTTCATTCTACTAAAAAAGCCACCAGCTGTTTTCGTTTGTTTGTCTTGTGATTTGCTTGCTTTATCTTGGGCTGCGGCCATTTTTTGTTGACCGCCAATTGCTTTTTCTTGATTTTGAGCATTTTGGTCGGCTGCGTCATTCATTTCACTGGCGCAACGTGCCTGCTCTCCACAGGCACCATTCAAGGTATTTTGGAGATTTATCTGCTGTTGTAGAAGCTTATTTAATTGAGCTTGTAATTCAACTTGCTTTCCCAGATCTTCAGACACACTGCCCCCAAAAAATTAACCACTAGGAATAATTATTACGTAGAAAAAAATACGCACGTAATAGGTCAAAAGGGCCAACAAATACCTGTGCTTTTAAAAAACTGGTTAGCTGCTTTCTTCTTTATAAGAATAGCTGTTTTTACTTCCAGAATAGATGACTGTTCGGAGCATAGTACATCATACAATTTTCGAGAGCTAGATAAGACACCAGCTGTGGCTGCGGTGACTTCCTTATTTCCGTTTATTTTAAAAGTCTTGTCTTCGCTCATAACATAAGTTGCGCAATCAGCAAAGAAGTCTTTCCATTTTATTTCATTAAGCATAGTTTTAATTATGTAAATCGTCTCAATTTTGCCGGTACTTGTGCACGATGACGTCCTTGCATCGCTCTGGTCGATGGATCGTTATGGTGAGCAGCCCTTGTTGAGGCACCATCACCGCCATTATTTTTGTTCGTTTCTTTAATCTCTTTATTGATTCTCTCTATGAACCATACTCTTTGCCACACCGGCAACAAATAACAGTCCCTGTATCCGAATCCCATATAATACATCAAGAGAAATATATGATTTAAGAAAACGTCCTTATGTTCAGGCGTCAGGCCAAAAAAACGAAGCTCCCAGAGGGAGCTTTACCTCCGATGATTCAGTACAGTGTGGACATTCCATCCATCCTGCTAAATCAATGCCGGGTTCATTCTTATCTAAAAATCTTCTTAAAGCAAGAGAATCTTTTGCGGGCATATTCTTAACGAACATTTGAATTTTAGATTTCTCTTTAATCCCATTGACTGAAACTAGTGAATAGTTTAGTCTTTGGGTTATCATATTATCACCGGATATACCCTTCTTTTTTCTTCTTTCGGCGATGGTCATTATTTCATGTTCATCATCACCAGTAAGAAACCTAAATCTAACGGGCAAATTTGTCACCGGTAATGTAAATTCAAAAACGTTGGCGCCCTCAGAGACTGGATCAACGTCTAAAGTGTTGATCGGCATATCAGTTAGATCAAAAGATTGACCTGATCTTTCATTACAGGATGGACACTCTATGTCTACTCTATATTCCGGACCGTAACCGGTCACCCTTAAAGCAGTCATAACAGCGTTTCTGTCCCCAGATAACATATTGGCTGGATTAATTGATTTGTCCATTAGACATGATCTAAGTAGCTCGGTTATGACCGTACCTTTTTTTATTAAGGCCCGGGAAGTAAGTATATCTTCGTCTTTTGCAGTCATAGCCTTTATATCTAAGGTTAACTTGCCGAAAAGTGGACTATCAACATCATAAACTTTTCCCCTTGATGGTAATGGGACAGTTTCTATTGGTACTTCAAAACCAAAATCTTCTCTCATTACATTCTTCGTTGGCATACCCGGAGGGGGAGAACCAAATAGCTCTTTTCGAGCCTCGTTATTGTCATCACTCATATAAGCACCTCACTAGCGTAATATTAATATTAAATTTAAAAAAAGAAGTGAGTAGAGTAAATAAAAAAAGTCAAGAAGCGCAAAACGCTTCTTGACAAATTATAATTTAAAAGAAAATTATTTTTTTATTATTACGATTTAGTACTGAAGTACGCAGTTATCAAAACGAATTGAAAGAGAAATTTCAGCAGGGTCTTCAGAACCATAATCAAGATCACCGAAGCCAGCAGATGTTAAGAAACAACCCTTAATATCCCAAAGTTCTACGACTGTGCCTACAGCATCTAACAACTTTAGCTGGCAATCTCTTTTATAGAAGTCGGCATAACCGGATCGACCAGAAACAGATTCGAAGTGTGTTCTTACCCATTCCATGACCTGCTGTGCACCAGAGGGTGCAATTGGATCATGCAAAGTAATACTAAGCGCATCGAATTTAGTCTTACCGGCGATATAGCGGGTTGAATTCATGAATGGAATTTCAATTTCCGCGGTGTTTATTGTTGGTCTTGCAGCTGTTTTAATCAAGTACGCATCGATACCCTCAATTGCAAAGACCCACCGAAACTTTCGCTTCGGCTCAAATTTATTTGGCAACATGCTTGAGACATTTAGTGTTTCGGCCATTTTTTTCTCCTAATCTCCTTTTAAATATACTCTATATTAGATTTCTGCACCTGCATTTGTAATAACAAAGTCAAGTGAAATAAATTCAACAGAACGTGTAGGTTGTAAGAATATCTTTCCACGTAATGTATTATTTTCTACGTCATTTTGCGTAGTGGTGGTTGTATCAATCTTTACTAGGAATCTTTCGACACCTTGCTGCTGTTGAATCTGGCGTAATATCGGATTCACTCGAGCAGAGAACCTAGCGAGAGTTGCCTCTCTATTTGGTTCGAAAATAAAGCTATTAGCCACTTTTCTAACTCTTCTGCGTAATTCGATAAGCAGTCTACGAACATTAACTCTATCAAGAGAACTCTGTGTTCTTAATAAGGTCTTTTGTCCAAAGACCACAACTCCGTCAGTATGAGGGAATGAAGTGATTGGGTTAATATCAACATCATATAACGAATCTAGATTATCTCTATTTAACTTGACCTGAGTCTCTGCTACGTTGGTCATCGCGCCACGTGTAAAGCCTGCGGGGGCGAACCATGGGTGTGCCAATTGATCATTAAGAGCAAAGGCCCCAAGGACCGGTACAGATGGCGGAACCTGGATGTTTTGACCAGTGGACGGGTCGCTTAAGACAACGTCAGGGAAGTATGCTGCTGCGAAGCTGGTATCAAGAACCCGATCATTAAATTTAGTGACAGTATTTGTAACACTCACCTTTTGAGCCGAGCCTGTGACTACGGTACTCTCTGTATCGTAAACTATCGCATCCATAATATACATGGCGTCGAATCTAGACTCTACAGCGTCAATAGCCTTATCAGTTATTAATGTTTGTCTAATACCCGGTATCGCTAGTAATTGTATATCTGCGTCACTTCTTTCAGCTAGCACATCAATCGCCTTCATATAGGTAGCGGCTGTTGACCCATCTTTTCCGCCCTGTCGACTTACATCATCAACTTCTCGCATAATAGCAGTATCGGATAATGCAGACTTTTCTTTGTCGAATATTTCTACGCCATCGAAGCCGCCGGCCACGAATGTATTAAATTTAAGATATCTTCTAACCGAACCTAAGTCCATATCGGTTTGGGTATTTAAGAATCTTGTCTTTCCGGAGGCAGATGCTCCATCGACATCAACGATACTTAAGTCTAAAACACCGCTTCTTCTATATTCTGCTGATGCCCACTGGCGATTGTCAGGAATACCAGCAGAAGATGTTATGACTTGGATATTTTCCAATGTGAATTTATTATTACAGAACGTGTCAGCCGTTGCTGAACCTGATCTTGCTGAAACCATAGATAGAGCATCCTGGTCAAAATCAGGAAAATACTTTGTCCATGATCTTGCAGAAGCCAGCATCTTATCATTTTTATTAGGCTCGTTATATGCATCGTCTACCTCGAACTGGATACCCCAGTTTAAAGATGACGCCACGCGTTTTTTGGGTACTTCACCTACTCCTAAATTTCTTCTCATTGGAAGTGGAGGGGTGCTAAGTACTTTGTGGGCTACACCAGCTGCGGCGACCATGGCGCCATCTAAAGCAGCGAAGGTTTTTGCATTATCAATATTAAGCTTTTGAGCACCTCTAAACCCAAACGGTAACGCCGTTGCATCCATTGTACCGTTTTCAACAGCTGGATCAACTTCAACCCTAATATTATTTGAGTTATTCGTAAATTTTCCAGACAGTGTTACCTTCTGGCCGCCGGCGCGCTTGTCAAAATCATAAAATAATCTTTGATCACCAATAATTCTAGAAATAAACCTTTCTGAACTAGGATCCAAGCTTAGACTAGAGAATCTTTCTAAAACGATTGGCGCTCGATCATTGTCAGTGAATCGACGTACCAGAAGATCAAAAGCTCCATATCGATTCTTATCAGACTGAGACCGTCTCAAGTTTTCTATTGTAATCTTAAATTTGTCATTTCCGCCGGCACCATCATCCAGGGAATGAATTCTAAACAACGGTTGGTTTACACCACCAAACTTTTGTGAAATGAAAGTTGGTGAAACTGCTGTTCTAAATCTATCTGAAAAGTTTTCAGTATTTGGCTTATCAGCCGTACCTGCATTTCGTAACCCACGAGATGGTAAGAGCATCGCAATATCATTACCAGCTTGTCCACCGCCGGTGCCAGATGTTAAATATGGATTTCCAGTATTCATCGGGGTGGCATATGTGTTAAATACGTCATGATGTGTATATAGATAATGTCCAGCAACCTGAATGGCTGCTGGATCTGTATTGAGCACATTTGGAAAATAATTTGATGATTGTGGATCGAATGATGCAGTAACGGCGCTCGGGTATGTGGCCGTTGATTTATGACCATTCAAGATCATAACAAACTCTTGCTTTCCGTTTGTTGTATCAACCTTACCAAGAGGAGAACCACCGTTCTCAATACCTTGAATTGTTGGGTTATCCACAAAAGCCGCACCAGAAGCCGCGTATTGAGGGGCCGAAGCAAGGCCGCCTGCAAAGTGAGATTCGGGTGTTGCCTGAGCGGTGACAATATTAGTTATTATCTCTGTATTGCCAGCTGTGCCTCCCGCTACTTGAGATAAGGTAACCGCAGAGCCAGAAGCATGTGCAAAAATCTTACCTGCATGACCTTGGGTATTGACAGAAGTCGCGAATGATGCTGCAACAGCTACAGCCTTTGTGGGGGCATCGGCCAGACCTAGATCTCCAGCCGTATTGTCGCCACGGTGAAATTCCCGGTCGGCAGCGACTAGGGCATCCGAATGTTCAGCAGTATATACTAACGAAGTTGTGCCATCGGTAAGTGTTATTGTTTGGCCATCGGTAATTGCATCCAAGAATGTGATGGTTGCTTTGGCATTTGGCGTTAGTCCAACCTTACCAACTGGAGCGTTATTATTAATAGCCGCTCGCGATGCGGCCAGTGAAGGAACCACACCAGAGGGATACATTAAAACGCCACGAAGAATGTTAGCGAACTTAGTACTGCTGTTAGCAGCCGTTGATGTACCGACCCCAGCTTCAGAGAATATTCTCTCCCCCTTACCTCCGGCAAATCTTGTGGGCATGCTGGTGGTCTTACTTGATGGAATTGTTGTTGTAATCGATGTATTCCCAGAACGACCGGCAGGGGTTTGCGTTAACACGATATTACCAGCGTCGTCGCCGGCGCCTGTGTTATCTGTGATCGTTATCTTGCTATTTGCGGTACCTGCGTTATGTCCGTTATTATGGTTAATAGCAATTATGAGTTGATCAAATGTCGCATCGGCGTTGGCACCGACCACAACCTTAATATTAGTCCCATCCAAATCGCCAGTAGATCCGGCGGCGAACATCTTGTAAGTTTTTGAAGTTCCGTCTGCAGATATTAACGTAAGAAGCTCATTGGCTGCGAGATTGGCTGTATACGTGATAGTTGCAGAAGCAGCCGTTGTTGCTGATTCTTTCATCAAGACGCTTAAGAAATGGGTTCGACCTTCGACACCGTGACCGTCCATACCACTTCTAAATGAATTAACTGCTGCTGCCGTAGAGATGGCGACGCCATTTACTTGGACACCAGGTGGTAGACCAGTATTTAAAATTTCAGTGTTACCAGAAGAACCACCTGTTTTTTGAGTTAATGTCATGGCCTGGATCCCATCGGCCTCGGCGGGAATTGTACCGACCACAATGGAACCGTTATGCCCGGCGGCACTTCCGATTGCGATCTTTAACTGTGTTAGGAACTCATGTCCAGTATCTACAGAACCGCCACCCGCTGTTGTTCGAATTACAACGGCGATACGTCCAATCTCGGCTCCAGTCGCAGTACCTGCACCGGTATCTTGACCGTCGACAAGCGCCGTGCCAGACACATACTCTGAGCCACCTGCTACATTGGTTTCGTTAACAACGTGATAAGTCCTAGATCCGCCGGCAGCGTCTACCAACGTTAGCGTATCATCTTCTACGATACCATGATCAACTGCATTACCGTCTGCGACTCCCATTGTACATGTCGCAACAGCTGCTGGACTCTCTATACCTGCGTATGAGTTTGCAGCCACATTTCCGGAATCTGGATTAACAATCTCAGAACCAACAACGAACCCAGCATTCTTTACAGCACCTCCAGGAATTGAGTTCCCCCTAGAGTCTGTGGCACTTACTCCTAAGCGCGCTTTACCGTCTCCTACGCCGAGGACCTTAAGATAAAGACCCGATCTAGCATTGGAAAACCATTCCCTTAAAGCCATTGGACCAAACTTATCTGGACCTATTGTACCGAACTCGGCAATGAACTCTGAAAGATTCGCGAACACCAGAGGAACAAAGGCACGCCCGTTTGCGGATGTACCAATAACGCCGGCCGGGGTTCCAACCGGACCAACTCTAGAGGGACCAGAAAGATCGATCTCTCGAGTGCTTACACCTGGACTTTTAAACGTCAATTCTGCCATTTGTTAACTTCTCCTGTTACATTCTTATTCAAAAGAAACTCCACTATTTGTTATCACAAAATCAATCGCGATAAACTCGATTGCTCGGGTCGGTACAACGATTATACGACCGTTCAACCTGTTGTTTTCAATATCTTCAGGATTATTATTTGTATCATCCATAACAATTCTAAAACTATCAACGCCGGCTTGGGCTTGGACAGTGGCCAATAGTGGAGTTACTAAGTTAATAAACCTTGCCCTTGTTTCTGCGTTATTTGGTTCAAATAATAATCTTTGGGCGATGCCCGTGATCAAGCGCTTAATTTCCAAAAGTAGTCTTCTTACGTTTACTCTATCTAACGCGCTCTTGGCCATTTGTAACGTTTTTTGTCCAAAGATTACAAACCCACCATCAGGAAAATTTGCAATTGGATTAATTCTAGCATCGTATAATTCATCTCTATCACCAGCCGTTAATCTAACATCAACGCTTGTTACATTATCAAGCGCACCGCGATTAAAACCAGCAGGAGCGAACCACGGAAATGATACCGAATCGCTAAACGCTAAAGCCTTCATGGCAGCGACAGAAGCTGGTAGCTTAACCTGGGTTGAGTTTGCATCGTCGGCGATGATTACGTCAGGAAAATAGGTTGCTGAATAATTGCTGTCTATTACTCTAGAAGATAATTGTTCTGATGTTTCTCTTACATCAGGAACAGATTTGCTTAGTTTCCCAAATGCTGTTCTATCCTCAGTGCCGAATAAGCGTGTAGCATCTTCAGAGTAACCGGGGATGTCCATAAGATATAATGCTAATGAATAATCTTTTACTTTTTCAGATGCAAAATCAGCTATAAAAGAATCGCGGATTCCAGGGATGGCCAAAATGTTATGACGAACAGACATCGGATCAGTCATGATAGAGACTGCTTGTCGATATGAGATGACAGCGCTATTATTTTGGCCCGCTCCTGGGGATCCAGCGTTCAGACCGGTATTAACTGCAAACGCATCGTTAAATTCCTTAGATGCCTTTCCCTCAAAACCTACTGGCGCATCGGTGGAAGAACTTCTGTCATTCATAAGAGACATGTCTTTATCTAATATATTCAGTCCATCAAATCCGCCACAAAGTGGAAGTGTAAATTTATTATAAGCAACAAATCTATTAAATTTAACCGAAGAGCTGTTTAATAACGTTGCCATCGTAACTCGAGCACCGTAGGCGCCGTCTGTCACTCTATAATCGCCTGAATCAACAACTGCATTTCTCATATACACAGCTTCTAACATATGCTCCTTAGCAGAGCCAGTAACATATTCTGCGACTTTTGATGATGATGATCCGACATGATTAAGCGCAACTCGAGCGAGTGTAAATTTATTTGAGTTAAATTCATCGACTGCAGAGCCTGTGAGTAGCGCACCGGTCTTAGCAAGACCTTGGAATTTTGTATATCCAGTAATCAACTCATTAAACATAGCACCGACATTTGGGTTTCTTGCCGCATTTGCGATTTGACCGGTCCTAGGCATGCGTTCGGATTTCATACCCCAATATAATTTAGCATCAACCTTTTCTGTCAAAGCTGGATTACCGGAAGGATCTGATGCGGCGTCGATAGTGGAGGCTGCCGGCATTAACCCTCGAGTTATCTTATATCTTAGAGGAAGAGGAGGATAAATTGGAGAATTTAGCGTTGCAGATGCTCTATCTTCAAAATCCACCAACGTCATTGTATGTATACGGGTAGAGTCTGCGAGAGTATTTAGCGTTGCATTTGTATTGAGTTGTGCTTGTGTTAATATGTTACCTAAAGGAGCGCCATCTAATGTTAAAGCCTTTAATGCTGTATCCGTTAAAGAGTCTGATGTCTTTAAAACTGGAATTCCTCGAAACCCAAATGGAAGTGACTCTAATGGTACTTCATTTCTCTCAAATTTATCGCTCATTACAACTCTTACGTGTAATGATCTATTTGGGTATTTACCGGAAACAATTAGTCTTCGCTCTTCTTCAAGATCTGCGTCAAAATTAAAGTGTGTCTTATAATCACCAATTACTCTTGCAATAAAGTTTTCCGAATTTGGATCTAAGGTACATCCTGGATATGATTCTAAAATTTCAGGATCAGTATCTAGATCTCTTAATTTACGAACTTGAACTTCGAAAGTTCCGTAAGGCTGTTTTGGATCAAGAGAAGCCTTTATATTCGCAATACTAATTTTAACATCTTTGTTACCAGCCGCACCATCAGAAAGAGATTCAAAGTGCATGATGTTAAATTCTTGAGTGCCAAAAGGCTGACTAATAATTGCGGGTGTAGCTGCAGTTGCATAACGTGCATCAAGACGACCCATCACTGACCAGGCTTTTGCATCATCACCGGAGAAGGGTGCACCACCAATAGCAAGTTGAGAAGGGGTGGTTACGAATGCCTTAGTGACAGTCGCAATCTCTTCCTCAACAGGGAGATCAAGATATAATAAGTGTTTTTCTTTTAAGAAATTATGTGGATTAGTATTTAAGACCTTAGAGATGTACGAGGCATGCTCAGGATCAAGAGAAGCCTTAGTGTTTTTAAGTACGACGCCCGAGGAATCTACTATTACCAGCCTAAATTCAGAACTTGTCAACGTGGCTTGAGCGTCAGTTGTTACAAGCGCGGCAGTCTCAGTGTGCGTATCGCTTACCCCCATACAAGTTAGTCGATAGCCAGAGGCAGTATAAACAACACCTCTTAATAATTGGGTTGACACCGCCGAAGTTGTGGTACTCTCATTATCAACAAAGATTGGATATGATTCTCGTGCTTCTTGTGACTTACCGATAACGTTCAAATCATGGGTAGCAGTAATTAGATTAACACCCCCGTGTAATAATAGACCCGCCTTGGAGGCGCCCGGTGCGGCGGCTTCAACGTTACCATCCGTGATGTTTCTACGATCTCTTGACGCCGAGACACCTTTTATTCTAAAGCCCGCACCTTTAACGGTGTCAGAAACTCTAGTCGTGTCACGATCAGCGGCGGTTAAGTTTCCACCTGCCCCGAGAGTTCGCATGAACGTTAAGGCTTTTTTATTTTTTAGAAATTCGAATGCAGCATAAACAGCTGGAAGATCGGGATCGAGGCCCCCAAATCTATTTACGAAATCCGTAAAATCACCGACGGTAACCGGTACGAAAGCGGGACCCTTTGCTGATGTGCCAATAACACCGCCAGGTACTCCAGAAATTGTCTGGCGTCTTGCCGCAAGGTCAATTTCCCTTTCAAAAAATCCGGGGGATCTGAATGTTTGCTCTGCCATATTGTGGATTCTCCTGTGATTTACTTATGCAACCACATAATAACTATTTTCTAAAATCGCTAGTTTCTCGTGGTTTGTCATATTTTATTTCTTAATTAAGTCGTCTAATTTAATTATAAACCCTTTTGCCCTCAAAACAGTCTCTCCAGACTTTCTGTTTTGGTCGGCAATTCTTACTTCTACGTCACGTTCTCTTCCTGTAATAGGGTCTCGTCCTCTTACTTTACGTAAAGTGCCCATTGACCCTATATTATTATTTAATGTCGTAGTACCCAAAGAATCCGGATTACTATCAATTTGTTGATATATAGTTTCTCCGATACCCCTTTTTGGTCCTCCGTCTAACTCGTGACTTAAATCATCTAGGGTATAATCACCAGGGATGTTTGAGTCAACTTGTGGATTTGCGCCGATTCCGACAATATCCATACCTTCATGAATTGTAAATGAAATGTTGGGTGCAGATATGTATCTTCTCACTGGTGT